ACTTCCACCCCGCAGAGCTTGGAGCCGTCTTCTCCATCTTCTACTACTTCACATTTTGGTTGACGGGTCTCATCCCATTCAACCTCACACAACCCATTTTCCCGAGCGTTGATGACCCCTGCCCAAAATTTCTGCATCGTCGCCAAGTGTGTATCGAACCACGCACAGTCCCTCTTGACGACAGTCACCATGAAAATCTCAGGAACGGGAACCTCAACTTGCTCAGGGGGCGCCCCGCTCTCCGTGACTGGTCCAAAGGGTACGACGCTCTTCACCCCCTCGGGTCTGTACTGAATAAAGTCACACTCTTCGAAATCAAGAATTTCAAGAAGCAACTGAATCTGAGGCATGTAGTGCTTTGGAACCTTGTCCTCAATCTTGCGCGTCAAGGGGCACTTGATTTCTATGAGTCGCCCATCCTCAGTGATGCCGTCGGCAGACCCGCCAAGGAACGGATACTTGGGATGTTGAACAAGTCCTATTTCATGAGATTTTCGCGAGTAACGAGCGTCGTACAAGTCGCGCGCCACGGGCTCGAGAAGCGTCCCGTGTGCAGTTGCGGCGTTTCCGGCCCAGGCAGTCTTGAGAACCTTCTTTCGCAAGAGGTCCGCGGGTCGCTCATATCGGTTGTGACCAAGGGCGCTCGCCACGTCACTTGCCGTGAGCATATTCTCACGAAGACTCAGCCATTCTTGGCTTCTCTGGTCGGCGTATTTTCTCGACAAGAGTTCCGCCACCTTGCTGTCCATTCTTTCTAAAACGGGAATCAGTCTTAAGTAAGAGTTGTGCAGCATTCTGCTCAGCCTGTTTTTTCGTACTCGCGTACCCACAACCTAATTCATGCCCGTCCACGATGACAGTCACCATGAACGTTCCATTCACGTGTCCGTCGACGCGATATTCAGGAAGGGCTATCTTCTCCGCCTGGCACCACCTCATGAGCTGGTCCTTGTAATTGTCGTCTATCAGGTCCGTCTCAACCTTTTCAAAAGATTCTAAAATGAAACGCTTGGCATGAACCATACCAAGGTCGAGATATATCGCGCCTACAAACGCCTCAAAGACGTCTTCGAGAATTTTAGGATTTGTGTTCCAGCCATTTCGCATACCCTTTTCATCCATGATGATCCATTTGTCAAACCCGAGCTCACCGGCGATTTCAGCCAGTGTCGTCCCGCGAACCATCTTGGTCCGAACCTTTGTTAGAAACCCCTCTTGCTCTTTTTCATATTTATCAAATAGAAACTTTGTCACAACAAAACCGAGAACAGAGTCACCCATAAATTCGAGCGTTTCGTACGAGTCCTTGAGGCCATCGTAACGTTTGAGCGCGGATTTATGTGTAAATGCACGAGTGTACAAATCAGTATTTTTTACTTTTGTTCCCACCAGAGCGTCCAAGACGCTCCGTGGTGGACCCTCCATTGAGTTATATTACACGGCTATTTTTAAGCTGCAGACTTCTTCACCTTGGGGCGCGTAGGCTTCTCCTCGGCGGCGGGCGCGGCGGGGGCGGCAGCAGCGGGCTTCTTCTCCACCTTGACGTAGTGCTGGTTCAGGTACTTCTGGATGTTCAGGAACGTCACCTGAGTTCCCTCGGGAACAGTCAGGAGAGCCTTCATGGGCTCGTCCAGCGAAATGTTCTGACCAGCCTTCAGGTTCTTCTCGGTGACATAGGCATTCACCGCCTTGGTCACCTGAGACCGAGAAATCATCTCGGTGACGGGGATGTTCAGAAACTTGGCCAGAGCCTCAGTCACCTGCTGAGGCTTGTTGAACCCGTTGTTCTGGGAACGGGCAGCCTTCTTCTCGCCCGTCGGGTCCTCAATGTCACCCAGGACCTTGCGAATCATCTTGCGCAGACCCTTCAGGTCCTTCTGTAGCAGCTGGACATCGGCAGCAATAGTCTCGAGAGTAGCAGACATGTTCTATAATATAGTGGGCTCGCGTCTTTAACCCGCGAGAAGCAGAGCCATGAGAACCATCACAAGAACCAGGAATATCATCCAGAAAAGCCTCCGGTGATAAGGAGGCTCTTTCGTCAGGCCGACTGGTTCGAATGGCGCCTCGAGCGGGAAAACAGTCGCGCGCTCAGACGTCGGAAGCGCAAAGCCAAACCCAGGCGGGAGTTCAACACCCCTCGTCTGCTTGTACTCTCCAATCATCGCGGGAGGGGCCACTTGGCACTTGGGGTTACAGCACGAAGGGTCACATGGATGGACTATCCCATCCTGACGGTCTATCCATCCGCAGAACGTCCCTGTGGGTCCTGGGAGACACGTGCAGTTCGTGTCGCAAGGCATCCCTAGTAGCCGCGGAGAATTTTACTTTAAAACTTGAGTGTCAGTACTATAATGGAATTCGCAACTCCCGTGAAGCTTCCCGATGGTCGTCGTTTTCTCAAGATTACAGGTCAGACTCTTCAGCTGAACGGCGTCAAGGTTCAGGAGGGTCTGGCTGGACCGAACGTCACCGTGATTGTCCCAGAGTCCCTCGCGTCTAAAATCTCAGCACTTGATGAGGAGATTGTCACCAAGGCCAAGGCTGACAAGCTCGTGTGGTTTGGTGCCGACCTCGCCGACTCGACCATCCAGGGTGCGTTTCAGGAGAGTCTGACGGATGGCACTTTGGGGGCGAGCCTGGCCAAGATCAAGGGTGAGATTGTCACCAGGGCGTTTGATTCTCAGAAGAATCCCGTCGAGCTCTCCAGCGTCGGCGAGGGTGCTCAGTGCGACCTGCTCGTGGAGCTCGCCGGTCTGTGGTTTCTCAAAAAGTCTTTCGGTACCGTGTGGCGGATTGTCCAGGCGCGCGTCCGCTCTCCCCCCAAGGCTCCCGCCTTTCCCTCCCAGTACATGTTCGAGGACGAGGTTGAGGAGCCGCAGGCTGAGGATGACCCAACCGATTATATCGACTGAAAAAATTATCGGGTTCTATTATTAAATGATGAATCGCCGGACCATCGTGGCCATTGTCCTGCTCCTGATCCTCGCGGCAGTCCTGTTCATGCCCAAGATGAGCTACTTTGCCGGATCGACCGTTGGTATCCAGGGTGAATCGCTGGACGGCCGCCCAGGCGCCCCGGTCCCCGCGGGCGCCAGCGGCTCGTACGACGTCTCCGCAGCGGGTCTGATTCCCCGCGAGGTGACGGTCAACGAGGACTTTGGTGCCTTCTCCCCGGACAAGATTCTCCAGGGCCAGAACTACCTGGACCCCCGCAGCCAGATTGGCTACCCAGAGACCCTGGGCGGTGTCCTGCGTAACGCCAACCGCGACATTCGCTCGGAGCCCATCAACCCCCGCCAGCCCGTGTCCATCTTCAACCTCAGCACCATCCCTCCCGACACCATGCGCCCCCGGTTCGAGATTGCGTCCGAGTATCAGTAAATAAACCACATCCAATAACAAATGGACTTTGCTCAGGCCATGAACGAATGGATTGGGCTCAAGACTCAGCTCTCTGCAGCACGCTCCGACCTTGCCGTTCTCAATAAACGTGAAAAAGAATTGAAAAAGTTTGTAACTATGCACATGGCAACGAACGACATTGACACCGTCAAGGTGAAGGATACAATCAAGGTGAACCTCAAGAAGAAAAAGTCAAAGGGTGGGATTACAAAGCAGGTGATTCGCACGGGTCTTTTGAACTATTTTCAGGGTGACGCGGCTCGGGTCGATGGTGCCGTACAGGCCATCGAGGCGGCTCAGCCCACAAAGGAGGTTTCATCCGTGTCAGTTACCGGCCTAAAGAAGTCCAATGCATAAATATTAATGGGTCTCGGTGACGAGTACTCGCGAGACGCTCTGTTCAGGCGCCCAGGCACCGAGGATTACGACTCGGACCCTGATCGTGAAGAGAGCCAAGAGCCCCTCCATCCAGAGGATTGGGAGGCTATGTACAGTGACGAAATTTACGAGGACATCCTCATGATACAGGAATTCGTCTATGATAATCACGCATATATCCGCAAGCGTTACGGTGTTGCCGAGTACTGCATCCTCATTCACTCGACTGAAATGTGGTGGAGCAACGTCGACCTCAAGCTACCCTTTGTTGCCCTTTGGCGTCGTCTCAACATGAAGGAGGAGTTTGACCCTCAGTCATTCCAGTGTTGGCTTGAGAATTATATTCAACTATACTAAATGATTGATATTGCCGCACCCAAGGTTGCCGTCCCCGCCACCCTTCTCCTGATCACCCTTTCCCTCGAGCAGACCCGCCCGTACGCACCTCTCCTCGTCCCCCTCATGTCGTGGATCATCATCAAGTTTATCCTCAGCTTGAGCATCACGACCGCCGATATTGTCGTGCCGGGCGTGCTCACAGCCATCCTCAGCGCCATCCCCCTCCCCGTCGGTGCATCCATCGCCGTCATCATCAAGGGTCTCATCTTCCTGTTTATGTTTTCGTATTTAAGAATCACCTTCCCTGCTTACTATTAGAGGGATGGTCGCCCCAAAATATCTCGTCATTGGCTCTGGGTCAATGGCGTTCTTCGCATATATGGGCCGCATGTCCATGATCGACCTCACACACGTCAAGGGTGTGTCGGGTGCGAGTGCAGGAGCCCTTCTCGCGTTTCTCTGGGTTGTCTTTGATGGCAAAATTCCAGAAATGCTCGACTTTTCTCTCAAAGTTCCACTTGGTCAAATCATGAAACCAAATTTAAAAAACTTTTTTAATAATTTTGGACTTGTGGCTGTTGGTCGAATCAAAAAGTTTGTTTCTGAAATCCTATTCAAAAAGTTTAAAGTTCATGACATGACATTTGGGGAACTCAGGAATCGGCGACCCGTCGACCTTCACGTGTCTGCGTTTTGCGTGGAGCGCAGTGAGACGACGTACTTTTCACACGAGACGCACCCAGGGGTTTCCGTCGTCGACGCAGTCTGCGCGTCCATCGCGGTTCCGTTCCTCTTTTCACCAGTCAAGATTGACGAGTGGCGCTACATAGACGGGGCTGTCCAGGAAAGCCTCCCCGGTCTCCCCTTTGTGACGCGTCACCCAGACGAGGTTCTGGCTCTGAGATTCGAGACGAATGTTTCAAATTCACGCATGGGTCACATGTTCTCGGGCGTCATGCGTCTCAGGCACACGTACAAGTATCCAACGTACTTTATTCGCGGGGAATCTATAGACATGTTCGACTTTGGCGCAGACCGACTCGGTATCTTCATCGCGGGACAAAAATCTTCAAGACTAGTAAATGAAGCATCTCACCCATTCGGGCAGCCGCGTCGAGGCGACGGCGTACTCTTACCGCCGCAAGCCGGGGTTTACTCGCGTACCTGGTCCGCTCAAGAAGGGCATGTTGACTTCTTACGGGTACCACCCAGTCGAGACCAAGACGAACCGTCACAAGGCGCTCAGCAAGGCGATAACCAAGGGCAAGCAGGCGCCCCTGTCCGTGTTTCGCCGTCTCCAGGCTATCAGCACATTGACCAAACGGACCCTCCCCCGCGCTTCCCGCATTTATAAGCAGGATGCCGTGTGGGTCCGCGCCAAGTACGCCAAGTCTTTCGGACAGAAGAAAATGTCGTCTTAAATTATTATGCTCATCAGAAACAACAACGGGGCACTCGCTCTGCGCCCAAACACGTCCGGGTTGGACATTCTGGCGAACGCGGCCGCGGGAAATATGCAGGTCAGGCCTCGCATCAGTTTCCAGCGGACGCGCAAGGTGATCAGGTTCGCTGGCGAGTCCTTCGTGACAATCGCCGCCATCAAGGGGTTGGAGACGATCCTCCCGGGTTCGTACTTTTCGCCGCAAATGACCGCTCAGCTCGTGCTTGCCGTCCCGCAGGCCTACCGGAACATCAGGGCGGGTCGAGGCGCCCTTGTGCCCACTGTTCCCGCCGTGATGGTGGCTTGGTACATCACATATATGGCCGCGTCCGGAATCGTCCAATCGTTCATCATCTCCCAAAACTCGAGCGCATTTGCCAAAGTCGGGAACCTCTTTGGACGGGCGGTCGAGAAGCACATCAAGGGGTCTGCCGCTCGTTCCTCCTTCAAGTATCAGTTTATGAAGATCATTGGACACTTCATCTACGCCTTCATGACGTACCGCGGCAAGATATCGGGCATCACGGCCAACAAGTTCTCCACAGGTTTTGCGGCCAATTCCTCGGGAGCCGTGGGAAAGAGTCTGGTGAACGGCCTCAAGTTTGGCGCCCGTGCAGCCAAGGCGGACCCCATGGCCGCGGCCATCGTCGCAACCGGAGTGGCCAGCCTCGCTCTCCGCGCCAGAACCATGCGCAGGAAGACGCCGCCCCGAGGCTTGATCAGCAGGTCTTGATGTATTGCCATCTGAGCTCGTGGCAAATTCCTTTCCATATTTCATCTTGGACGTACAACTTTTCTTTTGATTTCAAAAGGGGAAAGCAGGGAAGGTAGTCATCCTCACCGAGCAATTCACAGAATTTGTAAAGTGTATAAGAATAGGACAAAAAGTTTTTACGGTCTTTTGGCCGATGTTTCTCAAAGGGTTTTTGAATCTGATGAAACATGAGTCTGAGCTTGTCTTCAAGAGCTTGACTCATCGTTGGAGGTTGCACCCCGTTGAGAATCGTCGCGATGTATGGTACATGTTCGTAGTATTTTGACTTGTCGAGCTTTTTGAGAAGCCCCTTTACCTTTTCATGAGTAATTTCAGAAAGTTCCTTGAGCTTTTGTTTTCTAAATTCAGCTCTGAGTTGGTCAACAACCTCCTTGGGAACGCTCGTCGACTCTTTCGCCTGAAACTGGCTAATCCACTCGTTGAAATGATTCTCACGTTTGTAAGAATAGACGATGTTCTTCTCCATCTCCTGCTCCTCCTTGAATCCCACCTCCTCACCTTGCACGTATTGCATAGCCCCACACTCTATGCAAATGTCCTCACTGATAGCCTCATCAAATATGTATGAATACCTCGCCCCACAGTTGGGGCACGGTCTGTCCTGTTTCGGTCCAGCTTCAGATTTCAAAGGCGCGGGAGGGCCCACCTCCTCGACAGCCGCGAGGTACGAGTTGAAAATGTCCTGACGCTGCACACCCTTTCGTGAAGACAGCTGAAGCCCCTTTGACACGGTCGCCTTTGAACCCACGGGAACCTGCTGCTGGTGATACTCCCTGATAAAGGGGGCTGTCCGGGCCATGTACTCATACATCTCAGTCTCTATCGTTGAACGACTCTTCGAGTCTGCCGCCGCGTCTATGGCGTCTTTATACTCTTTGATTCTTTCGTTGAATCGAGCCTCCATTTATAAAACTGGATTAAACCTTTTATACCGAGTCGACAACTTTAGGAGCTAAATAGAACTTTACATCTCCAAGGTTGGCTATACCGTACCGAAAAACGACCGGCATCTGCTCGTCACTCGAGTCTTGCATGAGTTGGACCGACGAGCACAGGCCCGTCGCCTTTGTGAACAGGTTGATGTACTTGAGGTTGTAGATGGCTCCCGTCCTCTTGGGCACCACGTCTGGAAATTCGAGGATCGTCTCCTGGTCCGCAAAGTCCCCACGGCACGCCAGCTCGAGGTTCTGCCCGTCACGAAAGATGCTCATCTCGATGGCCAAGTTGCCCATGTCTCTCGCAATCCTCTGAAAGTCCAGACTCGGCATGGTTGTAATCACATCCATGGAAATATCAGGCACGTCAAGAATGTCCTCGTTGATATCCAAGAGCTTGAGCTTGAAGCTCGTCTTGGACTTTTTGACAAAATTTTCAATTACAAAATCTATCGAGTCGGTATCCTTGATGGACATGGACAGAGTGTCGGACGGGCCGACCGACTTGAGCAGCTTGTACGTGTTTGCCATGTTCATACCGGCTGCAATCTCAGATGGGCATGAATATTCTTCAAAGTTTTCAGCTCCAAGATTCATGTGGACAAGAGTCACCCGGGCCGTGTCCAACGTCAAAATCTTGATTCCAGTCGGAGTAAAATAAACATTCACGTCATTGATGATATCCTTGAGAACTTCAAAGATACCCTTGACCGCACCAGCCTGAATCGTCTTCAGGTTCATGTTTTCTCTATTTTACTTGTCCGAGCTCTTTAGCTGATATGCATCCGTGACACTTCTGTTTATCTTATCCTTGAGTTCCTGAGTGAGCATGGGCTGCATGGATGACCCGTACGAGTCGAGAGCGAACATGTCGGGCCCACCCTCGTCACCTTCGAGAGACGCCGATCCAACCCCGTTTGACGACCACATTTCAATATCATTTGGAATCATAGACTCGAGCCAATTCTTCACCTCGGCACCAACCAGCACTTGGCCATCGGACGTCACGAGGGTAGGCACCCTGTTCACCTTGTCCGACTTTGGTCTCCCCTGGGTCGTCACGTTGTGAAAGCGAACAATCTGTCCAAGACTTGGATTATTTTTTATAATATTCAAAACTTCAAAGCAGTATTGACACTTGTCGCTAAAGACCAAAAGGGCCATTCCTACTTTGCGTTCTTTTTTTTTAAAAGCGTCTAGTAACGAATGAAGACGGACATTGTCATCCTCGGAGCAGTCGCGGCCATTGTTGGAATTCTCTTCTTGAACTCGTCGTCCGTGACGTCTCGCTACGCTGGTGCGACTGCACCAGCAGTCCCCCCTTCCGTCGTCCAGGTTATCATCGAGGCTATCCAGAAGAACGAGCCCTGGCTCCAGCCGGTCGAGACCATCTACGTGAATCCCCGTGCCGGTGCTCAGTCGGGTCTGACCTATGAGGGGCGATTCATGTTCATCGACACGCGCGGATTCTTCGGCGTCCAGTACGACGTGTCTGCGGGAGTCTCCCCTGCTGGGGCTGTCACCCTCCTGTCCAAGACGACGTCGAGCTCCCCCGACCGCAACGGTCCCTTCCAGTCCTTCTCTCCCGACAAGTACCAGCCCTTCAACGACATCAACGTGGCTCTGTCCGAGCAGCTTCAGTCTGCGCTCAAGGCGTCGCGTGAACTCCCTGGGAAACAAGTCCAATTCTAGTAACAGAAGATGATCAGTGCATCTGAAATTGCCGCCCGGGAACAGTCCCGGCGAAACCTCAGAAAGGATACATATAAAACTCTTCTTGAACAGTTTTCTAGAAAGATTAAAGCGTGTGTCGATCGGCACGAACAGTGTGCAGTGCTG